ATGGACAAAATAGTAGTTTCGAACGACAGTGATGCTGTTGCGCTTCTGGAACGGTTCCTCAACGAGGACATTGACCCGAGTGTGGTCGAGTTCAACGGATGGCCGGTCTATACCCTCTATCTAAAAGGGGAAAAGTACCATCAGTCAATCACGCCAAGCCTTATGCGTCCGCTCCTTGAACTGCAGAAGGGCTTGTATAAAACTGCTGCACGCGTCATATACAACGATGACAATACGAACAGGCTGACTGACGAACAGCGAGGGCAATTCGAATACACCCTTAAGGTGTACGAAGGTTCCAGTGACACAAACGCGAACTTACAGGATGTCTTCACTGGCATCGCACAAAGCGCCATAAAAAAGATGAACGGTAAACAGATAATGATTGTGCTGCTTGCAGCCGGCTTGCTGTACACCGGTCATGGTGCATACGAGAAGTACATTGATCATCTGGACAAAGTCGATACCAATTCGACAGCCGTCAAAAACCAAGAAATCCTTGCCAAGTCACTGAAAGATCAGCAGGACGCGAGCTTGAAACAAATGCAAGTTCTTGCCGCTGCGGTGAAGCAATATCCTGATGTAAAGCGCACCCAGGAAGAGGCACAGGAGGTGCACTTCTCAGTCTTGAAAGAAGCTCGGGATGCCGATGAAGTGATGGTCAATGGAGTTCCGGTAACGGGCGCCAAGGCACGTGAACTCACGGACGAGCAGCGGAAAAAGTCGGAGAAAGCTGTCTTTGTCGAAGAATTTCGTGTGCTGGCGGTGGATACAACAGACGCGTCGAGCACCAAGGTTCGAGTTCGCAACGCCAAGCATGAGTTCTGGGCGTCCTTCAAAGACCATACCTTGGATTCGAAGGCAATCAATATTTTGCAGAAGCATCTTGTCAGCCGTGAGCGGGTACGACTGCGCATTGAGGGAAAGCGACTTGGTGGCAAAGTGCAGAACGCTAGCATCATCGCTGTCGCGCCCAAGCAAGGCGAAAAGGGCAGTTGACCCTCCTTAGATATGCATCCTCAACTGCTTCTTAGTAAACGTCTTTTTACCGAAGGTACTGAATTTGCCAAGAGACCTGATGCGGTATCCTGTGGCTTAGCAATTTCACTGTTTCAAGATGCTGTAGAGCTTTTTATTTGGGCCCTAATCAAAGAACGTAGCATCAACGTAAAAGAGCAATCTCCATTTACTACCAATCTAGATGCCATTGAAAAAGCGGGATTGGTGTTGTCCGATCGAGCGAAGATCCAAGAATTAAATAAAGCTCGTGTCAACTTCAAACATTACGGAAATCTCCCCGCGCCTGACGAGGCGCGTAAGTTTGAAATTTATTCTAGAGACTTTCTACGAACTGGAATCTCGGAACATTTCGGCTACGACTTCGATTCAATATCGCTGGTAGATCTTGTTTCAGATGCCGAAGCGAGAACGCACCTTCAAGCGGCTGAGAAATTACTTTCATTAGGTAATTTTCAAGATTCACTCAAGGAGTTGGGAATAGCGAAATGGATATTGTTTAACCACCTTAATCAATATATTCCGCGTGTAAGTACTTCCCTAAGCTATGCAGATCGTGTTTTAACGAAAGCAAATCTTGGAACGAGGGTTGAAGTTTTTAGTTATATCGCCGATTATTTAAGTGTTCTGCGAGAGATTAGTCTTGTAACACTGCTTCGCATCCCGTTCGATGACTACACATTCTTGCGAACCATACTGCCAAATACGTCGCGCTCAGAAAGCGGTAAATGGCATACCGTTTTCACTAATGGGTACGTTCAGAGTGAGGCAGATTGTAATCGTTGCATATCAATACTGGTTGAATTGAGTATCCGCCTTGAGAGTGTTGTATGAACCTCCGACTTGTTCAGGATTAAATTCTATTTAGGTGGAGATTTATCAAAGTACTCTGTTCATTTAATCGCTAGCGGTAGGACGCCTTAGATTTCCATACTTTTACATTTGGAATATCAAGAGTTTCTAGAAATATTGATATCCCAGGAAGCATAGATTCATTTTTGGGGCCAATTACAACTTCACTAATAGGATGTTCTTTTCCTCTATTTGAAAAGTCAATGTCAAGATGTGCGACAGGTGTTCCGCGAGTCATGTGAAAGCTTATTTGTTGTAGTTTTGATTCTTGTTCCCAAGCGGTTCCCCCAGCATCAACTATGCGCAATGAATTATTGCTCGGCATTAAGTTGGCTACATGCAAAAAGCGTATTTCTTGCTCTTCACAAAAAGCTGGGTTTTTGAATGCAGCAAGATCGAACGCTAAATGGGTACAGGCGATAAAGAATCCTTCGCTACGTTTTACTTCCGCTTCGGATTCGGCTTCGTGAAGTACTTTAATAATTTTTTTAACTTCTGCCACTTGCTTAGTTTCATCATATGACACCCTCAAGGGACGTACCGGAAGTGAAAGTAGCTTCTTTGCATTAAAGCCGATCGCATAACCATTTCCGTCGTGTGCATATGCACGCCACTGACTAAGCACATCTCCTTGAGTAGACATACAGGCCGCTAAGGGCAAAGCTCTTAAACCTGACGTATGTATAATTTTATCAATATCGTCTAGTAGTTCTTTTCCTACAGTTTTTATCATCTCACCTGCTGCAATTTCCCAAATGTGATAGCCCCAGTGCATTTCCATAAAATCATTCATGGAAAAAAGATCACAAAATCTGAGCGTCTTATGAGAGCAAATAGCAAGCAGCGTCTCTGGTGAACAGTAGTGATACAGCATTTCACCGTCTTTGGGGCGGTATAAACGATCGGCAAGCATTCTCAAGAATCCGTGGAGTATCGGGTAATCGGGTGATTTTTAAGGGCCAAAGTGTACCTTATGGTAAACCCAGGATCTACTTGTCTTAATAGCAGTTCATAGGATTGATCGCTCTAATTATTGCGCAGTAGGCATCTTTAGTTTGACATTTGAGACGGGCACTTCCCGCTGCTTAATGTAGATCGCCGTCGTCGCTGCATTGGTATGCGCGCCGGCGATCTGCAGGTCCTGCATGCTGTGACCCGCCTTCTTCCCGTCAGTTAGCGCCTTGGCGCGGATATCCTTGATCGTGTAGTCCTTGTCCTTCAGACCCGCGCGATCGCATGCATCATTCCACGCGTCCCGCACGGCGGCTGCTGACTTCGGTTTCCCCGCTTTGTCGCGGATGACATAGTCGCAGATCGGCTGCAGCTTCTTCGCCCTGGAAAGCACCGCCAGAATCTCCTGCGTGACTGGCCAGTCGACGGCTGCGCCGGAAGAGTCTTCGGTCTTCGATGGCTCGAAGTGAATGACGCCGGCGATCTCCTCCTTCGAATCCCATTCCACCTCGATCGCACTCCAGCGTAATAGACGCACGTCAGTGGAGCGTTGGGCGGTCAAATAGCATAGGTCGACGAAGCACTGCATCATGTCGCCTGTTGGCGTTGGCTTGCCGTCCCTGGCGACGGCCAGGTGGGTCCGGATTGCCATGAAGTCGGCATCAGTGATGTAGACCTTACGGGCCTTCGGCTTCTTCATTTTCAGCTCGCGGCAGGGGTTGGTCGTAATCAGACGGCGCAAGATGCACCAGCCAAAGAATCCGGACAGCCAGGCGCGCATGGCCCGCTGCATGTGCAGCTTGTCGGGCCAGTTATCCTTTAGAAAGTCATGCACAGCCGCGGTGTCCAGCTGGTCGACGTTCCAATCGCGGAACGCCTTCAGCACGTCATTACCTTGACGCCCCCATTCCTTGCGGGATGTGTCGCTTTTTACCGGTCCCAGTTCGGCGATGTACGCTTTGACGTGCTTGGGCATATTGCCCATGTAGACCATCGTCGCATCCGCGATCTTGCGCTTTTCCTCCGCCAGGCGGTCGAGCATCCGTGGCTCCCCATCGGTGATGCGGCAAAGCCGGATCCACTTCGGCTTGCCCTCGATGACCGGGACAAAGTACCAGGAGCCATCCCGAGGGTAGACCCGTCCGGGTAGGTTATTGGGGGTCTTGGTGCGCCGGCGGGCGTTCATGCGCTTTTCCTAACCAGATGCATTTTCGGACGGTCGCTTGCTACAGGAGCGGCCAGTAGGCCGGCACGCTTGGCTTGCAGATTTTCAAACAAGTCGCGCGAAATGATGACACGTTCATTATTGCGCGGTAGGTCTACGCCAAAGGTCTTCAGGAACCAGGCATGCTGGCAGTGAGCGCGCTTCTTTCGCGTGATCTCATACAGCTGCTCATTCGTCAATAGTCCGTCATCGCTCATCGTTTTACTCCTTCGGTCCTTCAAGTAACTCTGCCCAGTGCGTCGGATACACCCGGGCGCTGCCTACTTCCCGCCAGATCTCGCCGTCGAACCACCCCATCCAGACCGGCTCATTGGCGTCAGGTGTGTAGATCATGACGGTGGTGTCGACGTCCGGCAGTTGGTCAGGGAGCTTGTGCCAATAAACCATAGTGTTTAATTCAAGGGTTCAGGCTAAGTAAGTCGACTTCGTGGTATTTTCAAAATTGAGATGAACAAATGTGGTCAAATTCCAATGAAAAATGAAGAAGAACTTAAACGAGAATTGAATGATTTGACGCTGGAGCAGGTAAGGGAACAGACCGAAAGATTTCGTGAAGCTCAGCGAACTATCAACACATCGATGTTTGAAGCAGGAAAAGCTTTGGCAGTGCTCAACGGCGGTAGCGTTGCTACACTCCTTGGCTTTACTCAAGCACTCATCAAGAACAATCATTTTGTCGCTATCAAATACTCGATTCTTTGGGCACTCGGATGCTTTCTTGTGGGCGCAATTTTGGCCGTGCTCGTTCCGTTCTTCCAAGCGGTAGAACGAATGATGTATATCACTGAACACGGTAGGCTCGACTGGGGGCGGGCATGGATAATAATCGGCGTAGTCGGTAGCGCAACGTTGTTTTGCTCGGGCGCCTTTACTATGATTATCGGAATAATGCGGGCGTTTTGATTTCGATGACAATTTGCCGGGCGAGATTTCGCCTGGCTTTTGATAGACAGTCATGTGCCAGATTGTCACGCTAGGTTTTGTCCAAAAGTTGGAGTGGAAATGGATACTTGGTACAACAGATATGCCGTAATCGTTCTGGTAGCTATTGCAGGTGTCGGCGCGTATGAATGGGTGAACTGGTGCGAACTTAAATCTGCAGATTGGGCAGCCTGGGTTCAAGCAGTCGGGTCCATTGGGACTATTGCTGGCGCTTTCTATCTTGCTCGTGTCGGAATCCGTCAAGCTAGGCAGGAGGAGAAGATTAAAGAAATGGCCGCTTTCGAGAAGCAAATGGACGTGCTTCTCTCCCTTGCATATAAAGCCAAGGAACTGGTCGAGCATGCATGGAAATATAGAAAAGGTGAAACCTCGCAAAAACCTAGCTTGAGCGACACTTCTACATATCGGGCTCGAGAGATAATCAGCCTGACGAACGTCCATGAAATGCTCTCGGCATTCGACGTCCAAAGAATTCCGGATTTCAATGTCGCATTTCAAATTATAGAAATGCGACAGATCGTTAAGCGCACTATCGAAGAGATTAAAGCGCTCGATGGAGATTATTTCTGTAGTGAAGATCGCTTCCTCGACAATTTCGAATCTCTCGCTGCACACGTAGAACTCGTGTACCGCGAAATAGGGAAAGCACGAGCCGCTGTCATCGAGGAAAATGTTGAGCTTGCCAATTTCATCTCTTGAAATTTGGCCATGCAAGGCGGTAGAAATTCTTACACTCATAAATCAAGTTGTCCGACTCAGTATTTTGGATCCTGGTGTTACGCGGCCTTTTGCTCGCCAAACAGCTCGCCAAGCGTGGTGGGTTCGGGCGGGATGACTTTGATGTCGATGTCGCGCTGAATGAATTCGCAGAGCCGGCCGACGTCCTCGCTCTCCGGATGGCAGATGATGCGGAAGCTCAGGCCGACGCTGCCGCCGTTCTGCGGCGAGATCTTGAAGCCATCGATCTTGACCTCGCCGAGCATGATGTTGCTGTCGCCGCCCAGGCCGTAGTCAACTTCGACCTTGTAGCCAGTCAGCTCGACATCCCATTTGATGGCGCCCATCTTCGGGAAGCGCAGCGCCGTGAGCGCCTCGCCGTCCAGCTGCTCGACCAGGTCGGGATCCTCGGCCTTCTTGTAGAGCGTGGTGCGCAGCTCCGGGTGGAAGGGGATCAGCAGGTCGTTTGGGCAGAAGGCTTCGATCTTCAGGTCGAAGGCGGGCACTCTGTCCTCGCCGTGGATCTCGGCGCGCGGGTTGACGGAGGCAAGCTTCACGGCTTGAGCAAGTTCGAACATGTTTCTTCTTCTCCAGGAGATCGGGTTAGTTGAGGGGGTGCTGCTGGCAGTACTGCGAATACGGGCGGCGGATGTATTCGTGGAAGCGCCGCTGCGCGGCCGGGTCGCGGTCGATCTCGGACCGGCTCTTGACCTCGCAGATGGCGCGCACGGCGGTCACCGCGGTGGCTTCGTCGGGTACGCGCAGCCAGCGGCGGAACTGAGGCTCGCGGCAGCGCAGCGCGAGCCAGGCGGAAAGGCGGATGGACATGATCAGGCGGCCTCCTGGCGCAGCAGTCGTTCGCTTTCCGTCACCAGTGCCGCGAACTCCATCAGCTCGGATTCCAGCGTGTTGATGACGTCGTCGTCGCGCTCGATGTGGTGGACGGTCAAGTGCCGGCCGATCGGCTCCAGAGCTGGGCACCAGATGACCAGGTCAATCCATTTGCGCCCGGTGAGCCACAAGCCGCCCAAACACTGATCCATGTAGCCGGACAGATCCCGGTAGCCGCAGACCTTCAGGGCCACGTCGCCGCTCAGGATGGTCTTGATCTCGACCAGGCCGTCTTCATCGACCAGCCCGTCCGGCGAGTAGCCGAACAGGTTGTCGTCGGTGGTGATGAAGCCGGTCTCTTCCACCAAGTGGCCCGTCTTGGCTTCGTAGGCGAGGCGGGCGAGCGGCTCCTGCTCTTTGCCTTCACGCATCTGCCACTTCTCGAACACCTTGTCGATCGGGCGGCCAGCGATGCGCTCGACCGCGACTTGGGCGGCATAGCCGATGCACTTGGCCGACGGCTTACCGGTCGTCTCGCCCTTCAGCGGCTTCAGGCGATCACGCGCATCCTTGAACCGGGAAGCGGTGATCACGCCGGCGCGGCACTTGAGCCACTCCTCGGAGCCCTGATCATGGTTATGGAAGATCATGGCTTACTCCGGGATGTAGGAGGGAGCGGCGTTGTCCATCTGCTGGACGAACTCGTCATCGACGGAAGTGGCAGCGGTCTTGGCGGGAGCGGCCGGCATTTCAACCGTGCGCGCCTCGTCCGCCTCAGCCTTGGCGCGCAGGTTCGCGCGGTGGTCGGAAATGGCGCGCTTGAGCTTGGCGTGATCTTGCGGCTGCTTCGCCAAGCGGCCGTTATTCGCCTTCCAGAAAGCCAGCGCATCGGCGTCGGTGGTGGTGGTTAGCGCCTCGGCGATCAGCGGCGCCACGTCGACGTGGTCCGGCTGCTGGGCGGCGTCCGGCGCCAGACCCTCGCCATTCTCGGTATTGAGGTGGTTCATGGCGTGGTCGAGGCGGTCCGTCTTCGGCCACAGCTTGTAGGCGCGCTTGATGACGGTCTTCTTGATCATCTCGCCTTCGTCGGTCTTCCAGGGGCCGTTGCCTTTCTTGAAGGACTCGGAACGATTGCGGATGCTGTGCACTTCGTCGATCGACATGGTCGTGGTCAAGTGGTCGCCGTTGTGCAGCTTCGCCACCACATAAGTGCCGACGATCTCGCCGCGATCTTTGCCGAACGGGTTGAAGACGTGGGTCGGCGGCTGGTCGTAGCCGTTCAGGGTGAACGCGTCGTTCTCGCGTACCAGCTCGGCCTGCGCCCACATGATGGAGCCGGAGGCAATCGCGATGTCGATCAGGCCGATGTAGCTGATGTCGAGGCAGATCTTGCCGCCGCGCGGCACCAAGTAGGCCTGCTTGCGCGCCGGGTTCAGGCTGATGCCGATCGCCGCGATGTTCTTGACCGCGTTCATGACCGACTGCTTGTCGCCCATGGCGACCTTCAGCGCGAATTCGCTGTTCTGCAGCACCTGGATCGCGAAGCCGGCTTCCCGCTCGAAGCTGATGGAGCGGTCGGCAAGCACTGCGGTGAAGTCGTCGCGCGTTTCCTTGATCGCGCCGGTGATGATGGCAATGGCATTGCTCACTTGGATCTCCAGTTCTGTGTAAGGCGTTGGACGGACGGCAGCATCTCGATCTGGCGGCAGGTCAGGCAGGTGCACACCGGCTTGTTGCGCTCCTTCGCGCCGGCGGCGTATGCCTTGGCGCTTTGGAACTTCTCGGCGGGGACGATGGGGAAACCCCATTCGTTGCGGGTTTCGGTGATCACAGGGCACCTGCCTTCGAGAGCAGGCCAATGGCCATTGGCACAAACATAGCGGCGCCGCAGAGGAGGCCGGATACGAATGTCTTGAGGGCGTTCATGCCGCCACCTCCACCGGCTTGCCCATCTCCATGAGCTCTTTGCGGTACTGTTCATAGAGCGCGAAGCCCTGCATGGTCGCCGCCACATTGCAATAGGCGCCCAGCGCGCCTTCGGAATGCCACAGCAGTTCCTGCGGCAGCGGCTTCATGGTTTCGTGATGCTTGCGCGCCTGCTCAATGACCTGGTGCATCAGCTTGATCGCGGTCTCGGAGGTCATCACGGCTCAGCCCTCCGCCTGGCGCTGATCGAGGGCGCAGGACTTCATCTCCTGCCAAAAGGTGGTACCGGCGACTGCGTATACAGCGGCCGGATCCTTCACCCAGGCCCGGGCCAGCTCGCGCAGCACCTCGGCGCCAAAGCTCTGGCCGCCGATGCCCTGATCTTCCAGCCACATGTGCGGGTCACCCTCGGACTTGGCAAAGCATTCGATGAAGATCTCGACGGTGGTATCGGAGAAGGGAAGGGGTTCGAATTCGTTGCGGTACGCTGCGTAGGCGCGTTGCGCTGAGTCTGGGATGTGTGGGTTGAATGCTGTCGGCATGGCTGCCCTTCCTGAAGGAGAATTTAATCTGTTTATTAGCAATGCTATGAACATATTATTAGCGAAGCTCTTTATTAAATCAAGAGCAGTGCTAATAAAATAAATTCTCTGCGCAGGGCGGTCCGACAAAAGGCAACAAAAAAACCCGCCTCAGGGGCGGGTTTGGTTGGCGGAAGCTATTTGGTTTATTTGCCGGGTGCCTGGGGCGTGATTGACGGTGCGACCGTTGGTGTCGCCTGAGGGACAACAGGAACTTGAATCACAATGGGGCTCTGGGGCACTTGCGGCGTAGACTTCGGAACGGCGTTGTTGAGAACGAAAGTTAGGACGGTGATCCCTGCTGCTGTGATAACACCAGCAGTCCCAACTATCCACTTAATCTGACTATTGAGCCCTTCTTGAAAATCGGCTTTAGTCACCATTTTCTCGTCCATTCCGTCTAGACGAGCTTCGATCTTCACCAAGCGCTCACGAGCGTCCGTGGCAAATTCTTCTAGCTTTGCGAGTCTAGCTTCCATTTCTCCATCATACGGTCCACCGCCGCCACCTGCAATGGAATCGCTCCCTTGTGGCTTTTTTCGTCTTTCAGGAAACTGTGAAACGTTGAGTGCCATTTTATTGCTGTTTTGTAAAATCGATCTGCAAAGACGGGAGCGGATGCTCGGCATCTTGGGCGGTTTGCCGAGGATTTGGGTCAAAAAACTCCGTATAGCCACACTTACCACAGATAAAGAGATTCCCCGAAAAACGGATTGTGGTTGGTGCTGTGTTTAGGGAAAGCGACCAAGCGCCTTGGGCTTCCGGATGGAATGGTATGAGATCTCCATGACCATATCGGCAATTGGGCTTTACTGGTACTGGGGTTTCTTGCGGCATTTATTTATCCATAGAGGAGCAGATCATTTGGGGGAGGCTCACTTCCGCACTTCCACGACCGTGTCGGCTTCTTTTCGGAATGTAGGCCTCTCTGTCATTGCCGCCTCCGAAGGGCTAAGGCACTGAAAGACAATTTCGGTTGTGCTCCCTGCGTAGGTGGAGTTGAGCCCAATGTTCTGCAAGTTAATTTCCTTGCCTTGGCTTAAGCAGTGGTTATTTGCCTCAGTGAGAGCAGCGCGGCGAGACGCCGTATTGTTTCCGCTCACGCTTCCTGTGCCCGCTACGCCGGCAGATAGGGAGTATGTGTCACGCCCAATCTGCTGAACCCCGCTAGAGGAGGCGCAGGCCGCCAAGGAAAGGGAAAGCAAAGCTACAGCGACTCGCATTAAGTTCTCCTCAAAGGGCTATCCATTTTTCGCCGGACTCGGTATCCAGCTTTTCTATCTCGTATCCGGCAATCAGCAAGCTGAGCGCTTCTCGGATTTCGCCGATCTTGCCCATGGCGGGCCACTCATAAAGGATGTCGTAGATATCTTGAGCGGTGAATGCGTCAGCGGCACGGGTTTCGAGGTGATTCTTAATGGCGGACATAAGCCCACGCATCTCATTGGCGACAACAACTTCCATCAACTGCGCTCCGTTTGGCTAAGGACCATGCGGCCGATAATGAGGCATCCATCGTCCTCACAGCGCTTGCGCGGGTATTTGCGCTGATCCTGGTTATCTGATACCAGCCACCAGGCGCCGAGCTCGCGCACTAAGCGCTTCACGACTGCTTCGCCCTCATAGTTGATGACGAAGATTTCCCCGTCCTTCGGCTTCGTATCTGCTGTGTTGACAACGACCGTATCGCCTTCGTAAAGGCGAGGCTCCATGCTTTCTCCTTTTACGCGAATGGCAAGCAGCTTCTCGGGGTCATAGCCGCGCTTCAGAAACCATTGCCGACGGAAGAATATGGGGTTGTCGTCTTCTTCTACTAAATCGAATGAGAAGCCAACGATGCCGGCAGAAACCGTGAGCTTTACGCGGCGTATGAGGATTGCATCAGGATGTTCTTCGCCGTCCTCTAACGCATGAATCCTTTGTGCTTTCGAAATGCTCGCCGAGTTGACTTGCTCCTGAGACGAGAGCCGATGAAGGTTTGATGGGGCAAGAACCTCTGTCACCGTCTCCGCAAGCCTCGGACTTATTTCATGAGGACTGGCGCCGATGACTCGACAGATTGAAAAAAGGGCTTCGAGATTCAAAGGGATCACGCCGCGCAGGTATTGACCCACAGCGCCTTGCGTTCCCAAGCCGGAGGCGGCTGCCAGCCACGTTTGCGTCGCTCCCTTATTGGCGGCCTTGTACCCAAGCCACGCCGCATTTAAGCGTTCGGCCTCCTGTTTTTCCTCTTCGGTAAGTTCGCGGCGTTTCATAACCACAATTTTATTAGTCTGGCTAATTTGGAGGAGCATCACTTGAAAAGCATTGCTTTTAATGTAGAATGTACAAAATGAGAGCAACGCTAATAGAGCAGGCTACGACATGCACCTTGAAGAACATCTGAAGCAGACGGGCCAAACCCAAGGCGATTTCGGGAAGCGGTTGATACCACCAGCGTCGCAGGGGCTCGTAAGCCAATGGATTCGCGGTGTCACGCGGGTGACCCTTCACTATGCGGTCCAGATCGAAGATCTCACCGGCGGAGCTGTCATGCCGCAAGACTGCGCAGATATGTATATCGACCCTCGCAACAGGGCGTCTGCAGCCAGCGATTCCATGCCGCCAAACAAAGCAAACCATCTGAACCGTCGCCACGACGACCCCAATACCGAAGCAAGCGCGACTGGCCTAGAACGCGCGCAATGAAACTCCACTACAACCGCCTCTCCGGAGAACCCAATGCCAATGACTGAACAAGAGATCACGCCACTGCAGCGCGAGTTGATCCCAATTCTTGCTGCCGTGATTCGGGTCGCTGTGGAGCAGCGAATTGACCCTGTAAGAGCAGCCACCACTGCCGCACAAGCTTTCAAAGCGGGCTTGGCGGCGAGCGGAGAAGTAAAAGGTGTTAGCTGAGTTTTTGAATTTCCGCCGATAGATCTTTGATCAGTGTGGCTAAGTAAGCGGCATCTGAGGTGGCGTTTCGAGTAGCTGCGGCTTTGTCGACATGGCTGCCGATCAACTTGATTGACTGGCTTTGCAACGCTTTGCCGACTAGTTCGATGGCACGTTCGGCTGCTTGGTGATCGTCGTAGATCATGGGAGGTTCCTTTGTAAAAGGTTGTTGTTGGGGAATAACAATCTATCACGCTGGAGCCTCCCGCCCGATTCGCCGACTTGTTACTTCGAAGAATAACGAGCGGACCCCAATAGTTCACTAAGAAAAAAAGGGAGTATTTCCAATGACCGTAAGACGATCAGAGCGCAGCCCGGAGGACCTGTTGTACGACATGGTGTCTTCCTACCCGGGCGGCGTCGAAGCGATGGCACAGCGCCTGGGCCTGCGCGTGAAAACGCTGTATCACAAGCTGCAGGAGTCGCCGACCACGCGCGAATTCTCCTCGATGATGCACAAGGCCGAGGAAGCCGGCATGGCCACCGCGCACGAGCCGTTGCAGGCGCTGTGCTTCCGCCACGGCGGCATTTTCCTGCCGATCGAGGACTTCGAGCACATCTCCGACGACGACATCCTCAAAGGCGTGGCCTGCGTGATGGCGCAGATGGGTTCGATGGCCGGCGCCGTCAATGATGCGCTCGATGCCGGCGAGATCTGCGATCGCCAGATGGAGAAGATCGAGCCGAAGGTGCGCAAGAGCTTTGCGGTGATGGCCGCGCTCTGGGCCCGCATCAAGGGACGCGTCAAGCGCGATGGTAGCAAGCCGCGACGCGGCGTGTTCGCGCCCAAGGCAGCTGAGGCTAAGGGGAGGGTAGAGCTGTGAATGAACCCGTGATGTCGATTGCTGAAGTCAAGCGCCTGGCGCGTCTGGCTGCCCACCAAGGCGAACCGCTGAATGCCTGCCCGTATCCGAAGGGGACCGACGGCGCCAAGATCTGGACGCGCGCCTACAAGGAGCGCCTGGCCGAGCTGACCGAAAAGGCTGCTGCCTAGCTCATGGCAAACAATTCCCCGACTCGCATTGTTCACCTGTTTGCGCAAGCCGCCTTTGTGGCCGCTCAAGCGCGGAGAGTAGCGGCATGAATTTCTACAAGCGCCACATAGGCGACTACATCAAGGACGCTGGCCACCTGACCCTGCTTGAGCATGGGGTGTATGCGCGCCTGATGGACGTCTATTACACCCGTGAAGCCGGGATCCCCGAGGACAAGGCAGCCCGGCTGATCGGTGCGCGCGGCAAGGATGAACTGGCGGCCTTGGAGAACGTGCTCGACGAGTTCTTCCAGTTGGTCGACGGCGTCTGGATCCAGGGCCGCTGCGAACGTGAAATCGAGGCGGCTTCAGCCAAAGGGGAGAAGAACCGAGAGAACGGGAAAAAGGGTGGAAGGCCCAAGAAAAACATAACCGAAATCGAAAGCGAAGAAAACCCAGATGGTTCTGATGTTGGAAACCATGTGGGTTCTGAAAATAACCTTAGCCAGACACCAGACTCCAGACACCAGACTCCAGACAAAACCAATACCGTCAGCGATACCTCAAACGGAGTTGGGATCGGGGAAGTTGCCGTCGCTGCCTCTTCCCCGGGCGAGATCTCGAAGGCCATGCGAGCGGCTGGCGTGCCGTCGCAGCCCCATGACCCTCGGATCCTGAAACTTGCGGAGCAAGGAGTGTCCGCCGCCACCGTGAGTGCCGCATGCGCGGATGCCCGGGAGAGCAGGCCGAACGAGAGCATCGGTGTCGGGTACATCGTCGCAATCATCAACCGCTGGGCAAAAGACGCATCTTCCATCGCCGCAGCTGGCGCCCAGGCACCCATCGATAAGCCTGCCAAGCCGAAGTCCGAGGACTGGTCCTGGAAGCGCAGCGATGCCGGGATTGAGCAAAAGGGGAGAGAAGTTGGCTTGTTTCCCCGCGGCGGTGAGAGCTATCGCGACTACGCAGCTCGCATCGAGGCTGAGCTTGAAAAACGGAAAACGGTAGGCAAAGCAGCATGAGCGACATGATCAACGGCAGAGCTTCCTGCGACTGCGCAGCCCATGGCTGCCCGATGCTGGGTTCCCTGACCAGCAGCACCACCGGCACCAGCGAATGGCTGTGCTGGTTCCACTTCGGCAAAGAGCCGGTGCAGTGGCAGTCCATCACCGCGCAGCTGCGGGAGGTCGGCTGGCTAGTGGACGCCCTGCGCAACATCCGGATGAACTACGGCACCGAGAACTGGGGCCCGGTCTACCTCGGGATCAAGCAGGAGCTGCTGCGCAACGGTCGCGAGGATCTGACCTGCAAAGAGCTGGAGACGGTGCGCATGTGGTCCGGCCGGATCGAGAAAGCGATTGCGGATCACGTGCAGGTACGGCCAGCCCAGCAAAAGCCGCTGCAGGGCGTCGAGGTCAAGTCGGGCACCTGGTCGAAGGTGCAGTACTCGCTGCCCGAGGGCTCGAGACGACCGGCGGTCGTGGACTGAGCAGCAAAGTGCAGGGCGATAGAGACAGCCTACAACCAGAAATTGAGGAACACGAATGAATATTTTGGCGATTGACCTTGGTACCACCCTCGGCTGGGCGCTCGGCACCCGCGGCGGCTCAGTCAAGGGCGGCTCTGAATCCTTCTCGCCGAAGAGGTGCGGCGGCTACGGCCAGCGTTGGCTGGCGTTTCGCCAGTTCCTGACCGAGACCGCCCGCGCGGCCGGTGGCGAGATCCACGCGGTCTACTTCGAGGATGTGAAGCACCACAGCAGCCTGGACGCGTCTCACGCCTACGGCGGCTTTCTCGCCCACCTCGAAGCCTGGTGCGCGCTCAACCGGATCCCGCTCAAGGCGGTGGGCGTCGGCACGATCAAGAAGCACTGGACCGGCAAGGGCAACGCCGACAAGGAGCAGATGATCGCTACCGCCCGCGCCAAAGGCTTCCGGCCGGTCGACGATAACCATGCCGATGCGCTGGCCATCCTCAGCTATGCGCGGGAGAGGGAAGGGGTGCAGGCGCTTGAGGCTGAACCTTGCGAGTTCTAGGAGGGCCATATCCGGATGACTCGCATCCTCACGATCACCGATCGGTTGGAAAACTGGGGCAGGTGGGCGCGCAGTTGGAGCAGGCGTGCGGAGGGCGATTGCCTGACTGCCGTCATCTGCGAGCGTCTGCGCAAGGCGACGAACGGCATCCTGCCGGGAGCTGATGGACCGCTGGTGAATGAAACTGACGCGCTGCAGGTCGACCGCGCCTGGCGCCTGCAGCAAGACCGACACAAGAGCCTGCTGCGTTGGCTGTATGTGCGCAATGCCTCGCCGGATTTCATCTGCCGACGCCTTCACATCCCCATACGGCCTGTCGATTTTTTCGACATCGAGCTCGGCCGCGCGGTCGAAGCGCTCCAAAATACTCTTGACAAAAATCAACAAGGCAATAGAATCCGTTCCAGCAAACAATTTGATTCCGTCATGAAACACGACGAGACCTGATCCCTTGGGATCGGCTCGCCCTGACGAAACGAGAGCCCAGCCAAAGTCGCTGGGCTTTTTGCTTTCTGGACTGGTTGTCTCCTCCTCTCCTCTGAGGATTTCGCCCTGCTTGTCAGGGCGTTTCTTTTTCAAACACTTTGGAAAAATTCAAAGGAAATCAAACATGCCTCGTGGCGGCAAGCGCGACGGTGCAGGCCGAAAGGTCGGCAGCGCCAACACCAAGACTCGGGAAATCGCAGACAGGGCCGCTAGCGAGGGTTTGACACCGCTGGAGTTCATGCTGCAGGTCATGCGCAACGACGCGCTGCCGGAAAACGCCTCGCCGGCGCAACAGGCGGCTCAGCTCGCCATGCGGTTCGAGGCAGCCAAGGCTGCTGCGCCTTACATCCACCCGAGGCTCTCCAGTGTCGAAGCGAACATCAAAGGCGACTTTTCCTACACGAACCTGACCGATGATGAACTTGATGCAGCCATCACCCAAGCCGCCGCCGAAGCTGGCGTTGATGTTGGCGCTACAGGAGAAAGCCCGGCGGAAAGCGGGCCGAAAGCTGTTTGAGTACTTTCCGGAGACTGGGCCGCTGCGGCGCGAGCTGTACCGCCAGCACCTGGAGTTCTTCCGACTCGGCAAAGATCACCCGACGCGCTGCTTCATGGCGGCGAACCGGGTGGGAAAGACTGAGGGTGGCGGCGGTTACGAGACCGTCCTGCACCTGACTGGGCTGTATCCGGACTGGTGGGACGGCCGGCGCTTCGATGCGCCGATCGATGCATGGGCAGCTGGCGACACCAACGAGACGGTGCGCGACATCATCCAGACCAAGCTGCTGGGCCCGAAGGAAGAGCTCGGTACCGGCCTGATCCCGCGCGAATGTATCGGCGAGGTGAAATACCGGCCGAACTCGAACGGCTCGGCCGACTACATCACGGTCAAGCACGTCTCCGGTGGCTGGAGCCGCCTGGCGCTCAAGAGCTACGAGCAGGGCCGGGTGAGCTTCCAGGGCACTGAGAAGGACCTGGTGTGGCTGGACGAGGAGAGCAACGAGGGCATCCGCGCCGAGTGCGTCATGCGCTTGATGACCACCGGCGGACTGCTGATCGAGACTTTCACGCCGCTGAAGGGCCTGACGCCGCTGGTGCTGGGCTACATCGGCGAATCGGGCATCGACGGCGACGAGCGGGTCAAAACGAACGGCGACAAGGCGTTCGTCATGGCCGGTTGGGACGACGTGCCGCACCTGTCGACCGAGACCAAGGCGCGGATGATGGCCGAATGCGAGCCGCACTTGCGCGATGCCCGTTCCAAGGGCATTCCCAGCCTGGGCGCCGGCGCGATCTACCCGGTACCGGAAGCGGACATCGTCATCGACGACTTTCCGATCCCGGACCATTGGCCGCGCGCGTACGGGCTGGACGTTGGATGGAACCGAACAGCAGGCGTGTGGGGTGCACAGAACCCAGACACCAAGGTTTGGTACCTGTTCAGCGAGCACTACGTTGGCCAGGCAGAGCCGGTCATCCACGCCTCTGCGATCAAGTCCCGCGGTGACTGGATTCCCGGCACGATCGATCCGGCGGCACGCGGGCGTGGCCAGCGCGACGGCCACCAGCTGCTGCAGGATTACCAGGATCTGGGGCTGGATCTGACGATGGCTGACAACGGCGTCGAATCCGGCCTCTACACGGTCTGGACCGGCCTATCGAGCGGACAGATCAAGGTGTTCAAGTCATTGCGCAACTGGCTGGCGGAGTACCGCATCTACCGACGCGATGAGAAGGGACACATCGTCAAGAAAAACGATCACCTGATGGACGCTACGCGCTATCTGATCGTCACCGGGCCGGAGATCGCCAAGGTCAAACCGGCCAAGAAAGTCCAGCCGCTGGGGCAGTTCTACGGCGCCACTGGCTGGATGGGCAACTGAAGCACCGCGGCTCTGCCGCACCACACCACTGTCGGGAGACAGTAGATTCCCTCTGCTGGATTGCATCGTCGGGACGACGACGCGCCACTCTCTTCGCGAGAAACCGAATTGAAAGCTAAAGACAAACTCATCGAAACGGCAAGAAAGCGGTTCGAACTGGCCCAGAGCAGGGAAAGCCAGGACCGCACTGCGCGCCTGGACGACTTGCGCTTTAGCGTCCTGCTGGAGCAGTGGCCGCAGGACATGAAGAACCGCCGCGAGAACGATCCGAACGGCGCGCGGCCATGCCTGGTGGTCGACAAGACCAACCAGTACGTGCGCCAGATCGTCAACGATATCCGCCAGAACCGCCCCAGCATCAAGGTCCGCCCGGTCAACGATGACGCCGATGAAGACGTCGCGCAGGTAATCGAGGGCCTGACCCGCCACATCGAGGACAAGAGCCGCGCCGACATGGCGTATGACTATGCGGCTGAATCGGCGGTGCGCTGCGGTATTGGCTACTTCCGCATTCGCACCGACTACGTCAATTCGGACGCGTTCGAGCAGGAAATCATCATCGAGCGCGTCACCGACATCATGTCGGTCTACCTGGACCCTGAATCGGTCGAGCCGGACGGCTCCGACGCCAAGTGGGGGTTTGTCATCACCTCCATGACCAAGGACGAGTTCGAGGACGCTTACCCCAATGCCGACCCCATCGACTTCCAGACCGACAAGGATCTGAACTGGTTCGGCGAGGAAAAGGTCGTCGTCGCTGAGTATTTCTACCTGCAGCAGCAGCCGGCGAACATGCTGTTTCTGGAAGACGGCACGACTCAGATCGAGGCCGACTATTGGGAGGCGGTCAAGGCCGGCGCGCCCAAGCTCAACATCCTAAAGACCCGCCCGACCAAGAAAACGGTGTGCAAGTGGGTCAAGATGAACGGCAAGGAAGCGCTCGAGGAGGAGCGCGTCTTCCCGGCCCGCTACATTCCCATCATCCCCGTCATCGGCAACGAGGGCTTCGTCGACGGCAAGCGCATCCTGACCGGCATCATCCGCAGCGCCAAGGATGCGCAGCGCCTCTACAACTTTACCCGTTCTGCCTTTACCGAAGCTGTGGCACTGGCGCCCAAGGCGCCGTACATTGCGGCCGCTGGCCAGATCGAGGAATTCCCCGAGTGGGCAGACGCCAACTCCAAGAACTATTCCGTGCTGCGCTACAAGCCGGTTTCCGTTGGCGGCACGGTGGTGGGCGCGCCGCAGCGGCAGCCGTTCGCCGGTGTGCCTGCCGGCCTGGCGCAGGACATGGAGATCGCCGAGCATGACATCCAGTCTGCGATTGGCATGTTCAAGGCCTCGCTCGGGCAGGAGTCCAATGAGAAGTCCGGCCGGGCGATTCTGGCACGGCAAAAGGAGGGCGATACCTCTACCTTCCACTTTGCCGACAACCTGGCGCGATCGATTGCCCATTGCGGCCGCATCATCGTCGAGATGATCCCCAAGGTGTACGACACCGAGCGGGTGGTGCGCATCATCGGCGCCGATGGCACGCCAGACCATGCCCGGATCAATCCCGAGCAGGATCAGGCGATGGTCGAGGAGCCGGGAGCGGATGGTGCGGTAGGCAAGATCTACAACCTGGGCGTCGGCACCTATGACGTCACGGTGACGGTCGGGCCGAGCTACAACACCCGCCGGATGGAAGCTGCCGATGCGATGACGCAGATCCTGAATGGCAATCCGAACCTGATGCAGATCATCGGCGACCTGTACTTCAAGTCGATGGACATGCCGTTCTCCGACGAGATTGCGCAGCGCATGAAGAAGATGCTGCCGCCGCCGTTGCAGGAACAGGAGCAGGGAGCTCAGCCCGAGCTGCCGCCACAGGTCATGGCTCAGATGCAGCAAATGCAGCAGACGGTCCAGCAGCTGGACCACGTCATCCAGCAGCAGACACAGGAAATCGAGCAGCTGCGCTTCGAGCAGAAGGCCAAGGTGATCGAGTCGCAAGCCAAGATCACCGAAGCCAAGGTGCATCAGGAAGCCGAGCTCGCCCGGGCGTTGGCTGACGTCGAGATCGCCAAGGCCAATGCCGTCGATCCCGGCCGGCTGGAGGCAGCGGAGATCATCCTGTCGCAGCTGATGGCAGTCATTCAGGCACAGCAGCAGCCCATGCCACCAGCCCAGCCCATGCCACCAGCCCAGCCCATGCCACTGCCAGTCCCGCCTGACGACATCCAGATGCCGGACATACCCCCTTCGATGTAACCGTATCGGTGCGGATCACCGAGCCTTGGACCGCCGGGAAGGCGGTCTAATCCCTGAGACGGAGCAGTAAATGGAAATGGCCAATCAGCCAGCAGCAGAAGTTGCAACCCCCGCGGAAGTGGAACCGCAAAACCCCACGCCCCAGGTCACCGCTACGGAGGTGGAACCTGGTGAAAATGACCCTCCGGCCGAGAAAACTTTTTCCAAGTCCGAAGTTGAGGCCTTGGTTGAAAAGGAAATCGCGAAAAAGACTGCCAAGCTGCTACGGCAGCGAGACCAGGAACGCGTTCGCCGTGAACTGTACGAGCAGCAACTGCAGAAGATCGCACCGCCGCAAGTGCAGGCACCCGGCAAGCCCCAGCTAAGTCAGTTCGCGGATCCGGAGCAGTATGCGGATGCGCTGGCCAACTGGAAGCTCGAGCAGAAGTCACTGGAGGACCGGGCACAGAAGGAGCAGTCCAAGCAATCCGAATTCAGCAGCAAGCGGGACGAGTTTCTCGCCGAGCTGGAGGAGACGGACGGCTTTGACATGAAGCAGTTCAATCGCCTGCCGATCTCGGTTCCGATGGCGGAAGCCATTCTGGAGTCGGACGTTGGTACCAAGATTGCTGTGCACCTGACTGCCAACCCGGCCGAAGCCGAGCGCATCGCCAACCTGTCACCCGCACGCCAGGCAGCTGAGATCGGCAAGCTGGAAGCCAAGCTTTCCGCTACGCCGCCCAAAAAACCCAGCAACGCACCTGCCCCCATCAATCCAGTCGCCGGCAAGGGAGCCGGCCCGGCAACGGACATTTATGACCAGCGCCTGGCCTCCAATACCGAAGCCTGGATTGAAGCCCGCAACAAGCAGCTTCGGGGCCGGTAACCACATCCACGCCGTCGGGAAGACGGCTATTTCCTTTTACTGGAGCTTTAGATGCCCAATACCCTGCTTACCCCTCAGATGATCACCAACGAGGCGCTGCGCGTCCTCGAAAACAACCTGGTGTTCGCCAAGAACGTCAACCGCGAATATTCGGACCAGTTCGCCAAGAGCGGCGCCAAGATCGGCGCTACGGTCAACGTCCGCAAGCCGCCGCGCTTCGTCGGCCGCACCGGTGCTGCTATCGGCATCGAAGACGTCACCGATACCCAGGTGCCGCTGAACATCAGCACCCAGTTTGGCGTGGACTTCACCTTCTCCAGCCAGGACCTGACCCTGTCAGCCGATGATTTCAGCAACCGCTATCTGAAGCCGGCGATGGCAGCTATTGCCAACAAGATCGACCGGGACGGCTTGGCGCTGGCGCTGGGCGTGGCGAACACCGTCGGCACTCCGGGCACCCCGATTTCTTCGGCTACCCCTTTCCTGACCGCCGGCGCGCTGATGGATCTTGAAGGCACCCCGCGGGATGATCAGCGCGGCGTGGTGCTGGATCCGTTCGCACAGGCCAATTTGGTCGACGCGCTGAAGGGACTGTTCCAGTCCGGCGAGAAGATCAAGGCGCAGTACGAGAAAGGCATCATGGGGCAGGCATTAGGTTTCGACTTCGCGATGGACCAGAACGTCAATGCCTATACCGTTGGCCCGCAGGGCGGCGTGCCGCTGGTCAACGGCGCCAATCAGACCGGCTCGGCGCTGGTGACCAACGGCTGGACCGCCGCGGCAGCCACCCGCCTGAACGTCGGTGACGTGTTCACCATCGCCGGCGTGTTCGCGGTCAACCCACAGAGCCGCCAGTCGACCGGCCGTCTTCGCCAGTTTGTGGTGACCGCTCAGGCCGCCTCGGACGCCGGCGGCAATGCCACGCTGCAGATCTCTCCGGCGATCACCCCGGCCGGCCAGTTCCAGAACGTGACCAACTCGCCGGCCAACGGCGCCGCGATCACCGTGCTGGGCGCTGCCAACACCGTGTCGAACCAGTCTCTGGCTTACCACAAGGATGCCTTCACGCTGGCCACCGTCGACCTGGAAGACGTCTCCCAGTACGGTGCCTGGGGTGCCCGTGCCAACTACAAGGGCATCAGCATCCGCATCGTGCGCCAGTACGCGATCGGTACCGACACCGTGCCGTGCCGCCTGGACGTGCTCTACGGATGGAAAGCGCTGTATCCGGAACTGGCTTGCCGGATCTGCACCTCCTAAGCCGCCTGCTACGGTCCGCTTTACCCATGGCCCCCGCCTCGTGCGGGGGTTTTCATTTCTCCATTGAAGGATTCGCATGGAATACCATACCTACCCCCGCTGGAAGTATTCGCAGGCCGGCGCCGTCGTCGTCAATTCCGCGGAAGAAGAGGCCGCGCTGGAAGGCGAATGGCACGATAGCCCGGCAGACGTTCCATCCCCCGCCGGCGACGACAGCCCTAGCAGCGAGGACGAGCAGCTGCTGCAGGATGCCAAGGCCGAGAAAGACGCGCTGCTGGCCAAGGCTGCCGAGCTGGGCATCGCCGTCGACAAGCGCTGGGGCCTGAAGCGTCTGCACGAGGCGCTGGAGCAGAAGTCTCAGCCTGAGGCGCCGCAGCCGTGAAGGCGATCGATCTGATCACCCGCGCCTTGGTCGGCGCGGGCATCCTCGCCTCCGGTGAGACACCGAAGAACGACGAGGTGCAGACCGGCCTGCAGGTCCTGAACGACATGCTGGACTCGTGGAGCGTGTCGCGCCTGTTCGTCTACCAACTGCTCGAGGAGAACTTCCCGCTGACGGTAGGCAAAGGCACCTACACCATCGGCCCGGGTGGCGATTTCAGCACGGCGCGGCCGATCGACATCCAGTCCTGCTATGCGCGTCTGAACAATGTCGACTACCCGATCACGCTTATCGACAATGACGCCTATTCCGACATCGGCCTGAAGGCCTCGGTACCGGGCCTGCCGCTGTTCCTCTACTACGACCCACAGACGCCGCTGGGCGAGATCAACTTCTGGCCGGTGCCGTCGCAGGCGATGACGTTCTTCATCCAGACGCCGCGCCAGCTGACGCAATTCACAGACCAGACAGCGGATGTGACGTTCCCGCCTGGGTATGCCGAAGCGCTGCGCTACGGGCTGATCGTGCGCTTGGCAGCCGAGTTCGGGCTGCCGGTGAGTCAGGCGGCGGCGGAGCTGTCCAAGTCGTCCATCGAGCGGCTGCAGACCAACAATTCGACCGTACCTGTTCTGAGGCCTGAGTTCAGCACGGGCGGCAGCGGACGGTTCAATATCTTGCGGGGCTACTGACGCCTTGACGCGCATGATCATCAAGCCAGCTGAAATTTATGGGGCGACGGTGCCGGCGCTCGGACTGACGCTTGCGGTGTCCGGTACGCGCTTGCCCTTGCTTGGCCTGATCAAGGCAGACAAGACGGGAATCGAGTTTGTCCATTCGGGCGAAGCGCCGCTGGTCATGCGACACAAGATCACCCGGCTGGCCCATGCGCTGCTTGCGCTGCCCGACCAGCGGGACCTGCCGGTTGAACACGAGTTTGCGGACGGGATGTATATCCGCAGGATGTTCATTCCAAAGGGCACGGTCCTGGTCGGCAAGATCCACAAGAAGGCGTGCGTGAACATGGTTGAGAAGGGCGACATTGCCATTCTCACCGAGACCGGCGCCAAGCGCGTGAAGGCAGGTTTTACCATCGTCTCGCCGCCCGGCCTACAGAAGGTCGGCTATGCGAACGAAGACACAGTGTTTACCAACATCTTCCGCACCGATGTGTCCGACCCGGAAAAGGTCGAAGAAGAGTTGATTTGGGAAAGTTACGAAGCCATGGAGCAGCAGCTCCCGAATGAAGGAGGCAAATCATGTCAGTCGGTTGGGTAGCAGCGGGCGCTACGCTCGTTTCGGGTTATATGGGATCCAAAGCGGCAGGCGATGCGGCCGATGCGCAGGCGCAGTCAGCGAGGGATGCCAACCAGACGCAATGGAACATGTTCAACCAGACCCAGCAGACGCAGCAGCCCTGGGTGGATCGCGGCAATGCAGCCGGCAACCGGCTACAGTACCTGCTTGGCATCTCCTCGTCCGGTAGCAACGGCGTTCCCAGCTACCAGCCGCTGACCAAGGCGTCGCTGGTCGATACCAGCGCCGGCGACTGGCGGCCGAATGCGGACCTCTACGCCTCGGACGCCGGTTACCGCAACGCCTGGGATCAGTTCATCACGGCCCATCAGCAGCGCTTTGGCGACTTGCCGAATCTGGCAAAAGGATCGGATCTTGCGGCGACGCAGGAAGCGCTGCTGGCCAATAGCGGACTGAACCTCGATGCACTGAATGCCTCGCGCCAGCAGGCGACGCAGCAGCAGACGCAGAGCGACCCCGCCTATGGCTCCCTGTTGCGCAACTTCAGCGCCGCCGACCTGCAGAACGATCCGGTGTATCAGTCGGGGCTGCAGTTCGGATTGGACGAGGTAACCAAGGGGATCAACAACATGGCGGCCGCCAGCGGCTCCCTGCTGTCAGGCGCCACGCTGAAGGCGCTGACGAAGTACGGCAATGACTACGCCAGCACGAAGGCCAACGACGCCTTCAACCGTTTCCAGACACAGAACACGAACACATACAACCGTCTTGCCGGTGTCGCCGGCACCGGGCAGCAAGCCAATGCACTGGTGGCGTCGGTGGGCCAGAACATGGCCAATAACGTCAGCCAGAACCAGATTGGCGTTGGAAATGCGCGCGCGGCGAGTGCGATTGGCTCGACGAATGCGCTGACCAATGGCATCAGCCAAGGCTGGGGCTTGTACCAGGGCAACCAGCTGTATAGCAAGTTGCTTGGTGGTGGCGGTGGCGGTGGCGGTGGCGGCAACGCACTAGGCAGCTCTCTCCCAACTGAAGGCTATAGCGGCATGTATGCCGAACTGGGGCTGAAATAATGGCTATCGACACTTCAATGTATGGCAGCATCCAGCCGCTCAAGATGGAAAATCCTCTGAATGCGCTGACTCAGGCCATGCAGGTGCGCGGCCTGCAAGATCAGAATGCGCTGGTGCAGTACAAACTCAGCCAGGCGCAGCGGAATGATGCCGTTGAAGAGAAAGCCCGAAATGTTTTGGCTCGCAATGGCGGCGATCTGAATAGCGCAATCAACAGCTTGATGTCAGAGGGACTCGCTGAGAAGGCTCTTGCTCTGAAAAAGTTGCAACTAGAGCAGTCCGAAAAAGAATCGACCATTGCCAAAAACAAGTCGGCCGCTGGCAAAACCGACATGGAAATGACCGCAGCTGCATTCAAACTGCACCAGCAACAGGTCAACAATGTGGCGACGCCCCAAGATGCTGAAGCATGGACGGCGGCAGCGTATGCGGATCCGGCCATCCGGCCATTCATGGAGCGGTTCGGCCCGCTCGACCAGGCCATCGCGCGTATTCGCCAAAATCTGACAACGCCTGAAGCGCTGCAGAAGTGGAAGATGGGCACATCGCTGTCGGCTGAAGATCTGATGAAGTACACCGAGCCAGATGCCAACGCGAAGCTGCAGTCCTCCACCTCGATCCGCAATACGGATGCAACGAATGCCACTTCTCGTGCAAACAACGCGGCGACCAATGCAACGACGATGCGGGGACAGAATCTGACCGATGCACGCGCCAGGGAGCAGGTTGCAGCTGGCAAAACGCAATACGACTCCGAGCGCGGTGGGGTGGTCAATTTCGCTACTGGTGAATTCAGGCCGGTGACGCAGGGCGGTGCGCCACTCCCATCCAAGGACGCGGGGCAGAAGCGAGATGACGCGAAGTCGGTGCTGAACCTGCTCGATATCGCCGATCCTCTGATCGATAAATCGACTCAGGGAATGATCGGGTCCGTAGTCGACCAGGCTGCACGCAGCGTCGGCAAGAGCCTGCCTGGAGACCAGGCGGCCGCTCAGTTGAAGGCGCTGGAAGGCATGCTCATCTCCAAAATGCCCAAGATGTCGGGGCCGCAGTCGGACAAGGATGTCCTGCTTTACCGGCAGATGGCTGGCCAGATCGGTGACGTCAATACTCCGGCGGCCACCAAGAAGGCGGCAATCCAGACCATCCGGCAGATCAATCAGAAATATCTCCAAGACAATGGCGGCGCACCGGCCGCCAGCGGCAACATCAAGTTTCTGGGATTCGAATAATGGCTATTGCTCGCATTCAGATGCCCGACGGGCGGATTACCCGTTTCGAGGTTCCCGATGGCACCACGCCGGAACAGGCGCAGTCGATGATCCAGTCGCATATATCGGCGCCTGATACGCCGGCCGCCAAGCCTGCGGACAATTCGCAGCTGGCGGATGCTGTTGGCGGTGTTATCAAAGGAGCTTCTCGAATCGGGACCACGCTGCTGACCCCAGTGGACTATCTCGCTCGTAAGGCGGGCTTCCAGAACGAATGGATTGGCCGCACCGACCGCGATCAAGCCATCGACCAGGTCATGAAAGACCGCGTCAATCCCGACTCGTTCGCCTACAAAGCCGGTGATATTGGTACCCAGATTGCGGGCACCGCTGGCGCTGGTGGCATGCTGGCTAAGGGGCTGGCAAAGGCAGCACCGGCGCTGGCCGAGTCGCCTTTCGGCGCGAAGCTGCTGGAGTCCATCGCGTCCAGCGGCTTTCGCACCGGCGCGGCGCCTGCCGCCTCGGTTGCCGGAAAAGCGACGGACATCGGCATCCGGGCGGCTGGCGGGGCGATCACCGGCGGCGCGTCGGCCGGCCTGGTAAATCCCGAAGATGCGAAATTCGGCGCGATGGTGGGCGGAGCACTGCCGTTGGCGGCACAAGCAGCTGGCAAGGCATTCCAAGTCGCTGGGCAGAAGCTGCGCGGCAGCGAAGTCTCCCCGGAGGTCAATGCGCTTGCCAAGCGGGCGTCGGAGCTCGGCATCGATGTGCCGGCGGATCGCCTAGTCAACAGCAAGCCTCTGAATGCAATTGCATCGGCGCTCAACTACGTGCCTTTCAGCGGCCGGGCCGGTACCGAGGCGGCCATGCAAAGCCAGCTTAACCGGGCGCTGAGCAGGACGGTGGGGCAGGATTCCGAAAACGTCACAGCCGCCTTGCGCAAGGCAACGGGCGATCTGGGCGCGAAGTTCGATCAAACTCTATCCAGCAATACCGTCAGGATCGACAACCAGCTGCTCGGCGAGCTCGCCAACCACGAGCAGACAGCCTTTAATGAGCTGAGCGATGAGAGTGCCCGGATCATCAAGAAGCAGATTGACGAGATCCTAGCGAAGGGCGCCACGGGCGAGATTGATGGTCAGGCAGCGTACAACATCAAGAAGACGCTGGATCGCATCGGCAGCCGCAATTCGAACGAGGCTTACTATGCGCGCGAGCTGAAAAAGTCGCTGATGGGAGCGCTCAACCGCTCCCTCAGCTCCGAAGATGCGGCGGCGTTTGCCAAGGTGCGCCAGCAGTACGGCAACATGCTTGAACTAGAGAACCTGGCTCAGAACGGCGTGGAAGGCAATATCTCGATTGCCCGCATTGCCAACATGAAGCACATCCGCAATCCGGAGCTGCAGGAGCTGGCCGACATTTCGGCGCAGTTTTTGAAACCGAGGGAAGGGCAGCACGGTGCCATGCAGCGGGCGGTTGCCGGCATGGCTGCTGGCGGTATGGGCGGTATTCCGGGGCTGGCTGGCATCGCCGCGACTGGGCGCGGCACCAACATGCTGCTCAATAGTGCGACGGTAAAGAATGCGCTGCTCGGAGAGGCGAATCCGGCGCTCGGGACTTCCGTTCGGAATGCGTTAGCCGCCGGCTACCGGATCGCGCCTGTCATCAGCGCCCAAGGAAGCCCTTGAGGAAGCCGAAGATGGCCGCGGCGACCACCACAACGATGAACTTGATTACCAAGTAATCTGTAAATTCCATTCGCTCCCCCTTGAACCCGCCTTGCGCGGGTTTTTCTGTTTTTAAGGATAGCACATGCCGGTTTACCCCCTTTTTGGGCTCAACCAGGGCGGCAAGTCGACTACGGTCTCGGCCGAGCGGCACCTGAACCTGTATGCCGAGATCGTGCCCGAGGGCGACAAGAGCCGCCTGGTGTTCTACGGCACACCCGGCCTGTCCCTGTTCACTTCGTTCGGCGACACGACGGTGCGCGGCGCGCTGGCGGTCGGCAACCTGCTCTACATGGTTCACCGCGGCACCCTGTATGAGGTCAACAACGCCGGCGTCAAGACGGCGCGCGGCACGCTCAACACGACATCGGGGCGGGTGGATCTAGCCTACAACGGCACTCAGATCGGCATCGTCGACGGGGTCAACATGTATCTCTACACGGTCAGCAGCAATGCCTTTGCGGTCGTGGCATCAGGCCTGTTTGCCAACCCGATTTCCATTACCTTTCAGGACGGCTATTTCATTGCCTGCTTTGCCAATTCCGGGCGGTTCCAGAAATCCAAGGCCTATGACGGAGCGACTTGGGATGCGCTCGACTTCGCCACGGCGGAATCCAACCCGGACAACCTGGTGCGCGTGCTAGCCGACCATGGCGAGCTGGTGCTCGCCGGCGAGCTGACGATCGAGTTTTGGGGTAACTCGGGCGGACAGGACTTCGCGTATTCGAACATCCGCGGCGCCACCCTGGAATTCGGCCTGGCGGCACCCTGGAGTCTGGTGAAATTCAACGACTCGCTCGCCGGCCTGTTCAAGAACCGCATGGGGCAGGTGCAGATCATGATGATGGCCGGTCACGCGTTGCAGAAGATCAGCACGCCGGAAGTCGATTACCTGATCAACAGCTATGCCACCGTCGCCGATGCCACCGCGTTCGCCTACATGCTGGGTGGCCATCCCATGTTGCAGGTGAATTTCCCCAGCGCTGGCAAGTCGTGGCTCTTTGATGCCTCTACCAGCTTGTGGACACCGCTGGAGTCGGGGCTCTCTGGAGGGCGGCACCTGGCGGAGATTCATGTCGATTTCCTGAACAAGCCGCGGGTGACCGACTACGCGAACGGTAACGTCTACAACCTCGACCCGGCCGTCTACACCGACAACGGGGCGCCTATTGCGCGCGAGCTGGTCGGTCGGCACCTAAACCAGAGCTATTCACTGCTGACGGTTCACCGGTTGCAGGTCGATTTCGAAACCGGCGTTGGCCAGGTCGATGGCTCGGATCCGCAGGCGCTGCTGCAGATCTCGCGCGACAACGGCCATACCTGGGGCAACGAGCTGTGGACGTCGATCGGCGTCATTGGCTCCTACCTGACGCGCGCGGTGTGGCGCCGGCTAGGCGCGGCACGCGACTTCCTGTTCAAGATCCGCGTCACCGATCCAGTCAAGGTCGTGATTACCGGAGCGTCGATCGAAGTGGAGCAGGGGCGATGAATAACCGGCCACCACTTACCGAAGATTCTGGCTCGCCTGGCTGGCAGAACTGGTTCAACCAGGTATTCGCCTGCCTAAACGGCTGGCGTTCCTCGTTCAGGACGTCAGTGATCTATGCCTTCGGCGCCATTCCTGCGCAGTCGCAGGCCTCAACGACGGTTGCTGTCAACAAGGCGCGTCCAGGCGATTCCGTGCTTGTGACTCCTGCCGCTGACACGCCGGGCATCAGTTACAGCGGTGTGGTCACGGCCAATGACACCGTCACGCTCTACGCCAAGAACTTCACCGCCGGCGCCATCACGCCGGCTTCCACAACGTTTCGCATCATCGTCCTTCAGTAGGAGCGGAAATGCCATCTGTCAGACTTTCACCCATGTTCAACGACCAGACGCTTACCGCCGCCGGCGCACCGGCAAGCGGCTACAAGCTCTGGACCTATGCCGCGGGCTCCAGTTCGCAGCTGTCGACCTACACCGATTCCAGCGGCACGGTTGCGCAGGCCAATCCAGTCGTCTTGAATGCCGCCGGATTCCCAGCTTCCCCCATCTGGTTGCAATCAGGACTTGGCTACAAGTTCGTTCTGACAGATGCGAATGGCGTCACGATTCGGACAGTCGACAATGTCTCCGGCGTCAATGACGTTGGCGCAACAGCCAATCAGTGGCAGCCCTCAGGCGCAAACCCGACCTATGTAAGCGCGAACAGTTTTACCTTGGCAGGTGATCAAACCGGCGAGTTTCATGTCGGTCGGCGCGTGCAGGCTACGGTGACTGCCGGCACGGTATACGGGACGATCACCAGCTCGGCTTATTCAGCATTGACCACTGTAACGCTTGCCATGGACGCAGGCGCCCTTGACGTCGGGCTTTCTGCAGTCAATCTAAGCATCCTTCGGGCCGACAAGCCGGCGTTGCCTTACCTGTCTGTCGCCGGAGTGCAAAAGCTCATCAATGGCGGCGCGGAAGTGGCCCAACGCGGAGCGGTTTCACTCACGACCAGCGCCCAGTATGGTCAGGTAGATCGGTGCGCGATCTGGGCATCGGGCGGTGTGGTGAGTGCGGGCAGCCTGGTTCAGAACACGGCTGCAGCGGTGGGGCGGACCGGCAAATCTGCCAGGGCATCGGGTGTGACGCTCACCGGGGCCGGCGTCATCTCCTGGCGCTACCGTATGGAAGCTGCCGATGCCATTAAGCTTAAGAATCAGGCTGGCTCGTTCCAGATCGCGGTCATGCACGATGTTGGCAACGCTGTCAATTACACGATCATCGTGCGCAAACCAACGGCGGCGGACAACTTCACTGCTGTCACGACAATCGCCACGAGTAGCTCGATGGCAGTGCCGACCGGAACGGCGACGCCGCTTGCGTTCCCTAATATTGCATTGGGTGACTGCTCGAACGGGCTGGAGATTGAAGTGCAGGCCGCCTGCGGAGCGGTGGTCACCAAGAACTTCGATTTCACCGAGTGGCAGCTGCAGGAAGGCGCCTCCGTGACGCCTTTTGAGCGGCGTGACATTCAGTCCGAGCTTGCCCGCTGCCAGCGCTACTACGAAAAAGGGAATTATTCCATTTGGAGTAGCGATGTCGGCGCAGTGAATTACACCTACTACACAGCCGTCTTCTTCAAGGTTCAAAAGCGGGTGACACCAACCGTAACAGCGACCAGCGCCGGCCAATCGTCCAACTTCCCTAGTGCAAGGGTAGCCAATGCACTTGGACCGGACATTATGCAGATCTACGCCACTTCGACGGCAGGCGGATCGCAGTCGTATTTCACGTCTACCTGGGACGCCACAGCGGAGCTATAAGCCATGTACAAACTCACTCAAACGAAAGCTATCTTGCGCCTGTCGGATGGCGCCACAATCCCTGCCGAACCGGCCAATACCGACTATGTGGCATTCCTTGACTGGAAGGCTGCCGGGAACATGCCCGAGCCGGCGGACGTCCCCGATCCGAACATTGCAGTCCTTGCGGAGATTGACCGCATCGAGACCGAGAACAAGGCAGGGCGCGGCGTACGCGAGTTCATCCTCGAAATCCTGGAAGAGAATGCGGGCGCACTCGGCGTTGATCCGCTGGAGAACATCTTGTATCGGAAGGCAAAGGCGGTTGACGACCAGATCCGGGCGTTGCGGGAGAAGCTCAAATGATCGGCCTCCAGCTTGCTGCCGGCTGCTTCGTCGGCTCCTATCTCCTCTGGCTCTTCTACTTGGCGGTGATGAGTCTCCAGCGCGCCAGGGATGCGGGGACGATCCCGAGACCGGCCTATCTGCTCGGCCTGCCGATCCTCTACCTCGGACTGTTCATCGATTTCGCTTGCAACATGGTGGTCGCCTCGCTGCTCTTCCTCGAGCTGCCGCGGGAGTGGCTGGTCTCGGCGCGCGTCTCCCGGCATTGCCGCTCCGGCGCTGGTTGGCGCAGCGCCCTCGGCTGCTGGATCTGCCATTCACTGCTGGATGCATTCGATCCGAGCGGCCGCCATTGCAAGTAACTCCGTAGCCGTCAACCACAAGGAAATACCATGCCGGACAAACTCAAAGAAACCATCATGCTGCCGGTCGCGATCCCAGCATGGGGCCTGCTGTGCATCATCGCCGGCGCCATCTATACGGCCGGCCAGATATCTCAGAAGCTGGACACGCTGATCGAGAACTACAGCCGCACTGAGCTGAAGGTTGCCGCCATCCATGAACGCCAGATCGGCGGGCTGGCGGCGATTGCCACCCTGCAGCAGCAGGCGCAGAGCCACGAGACTCGGCTCGCTTCGCTTGAGCGGGCTGCTGCGGCGAATGAGCGGGTGGTGCGCAGATGAGCTTCGATATCGCGATCAACCGGCTGCTCAAGAATGAAGGCGGCTATGTGAAGCATCCGGAAGACCCGGGCGGCGAGACTAACTGGGGTCTGTCAAAGCGCAGCTATCCGACGCTGGACATCAAGAACCTCACCCGCGACCAGGCGGTTGCCATCTACCGCCGCGACTTCTGGGAGAAGATCCATGCTGATGAACTTCCTGACGGAGTGGCTTTTCAAGCCCTGGATTTCGCCGTCAACAGCGGAATCGACACTGCTGTGCGCTACCTCCAGCGGGCCTTGGGCGTGGCTGACGATGGACATTGGGGGCCTGTCACTGCCGCTGCCGCCCGAACCATGAACGAGCCGAAGGTGGCGTGCCGATTGCTGGCCGAGCGGCTGGACTTCATGCGTCGGCTACGGACATGGTCGACGTTCGGCGCCGGCTGGGCGGGCAGGGTAGCGGACAACCTTCGGTTTGTGGCGGAGGATATGTGATGGCACTTGATGCCGTCACCGCCGTGCTCGACGTCGGCAGCAAGGTTATCGACCGGCTGTGGCCGGACCCTGGCCAAGCGGCTGCCGCCAAGCTCGAGCTATTCAAATTAAACCAGTCTGGCGAGCTGACGCAGATTGTCGGGCAGCTTGAGATCAACAAGGCCGAGGCGGCAAACGCTTCCGTCTTCACGTCGGGCTGGCGCCCGTTTATCGGTTGGGTTTGCGGCGCCGCGCTGGTCTATCAATACCTGCTGCGTCCGATAGTGACCTGGATAGCGCTACTGACAGGGCACACGCTACCGCCGCTGCCCGGGCTAGACGACAACCTGTGGCAGCTGCTGCTTGGCATGCTGGGATTGGGAAGCTTGCGTACCTTCGAGAAGATCAACGGAGTAGCGAAGTGATGACTGAAAGCTACCAATAGCAAATAGGGAAACGTGTCGAATTTCTTTACATCTACCGAGCTTCCTCGACATGTGTTTCCAATAAGCATTTGATTTAAATCAGATTTGTGATGCTGGCCCGTAAGTTGCTATAGAACAATTATTGAAACTAGGAGCCCTCATGAAAGCCATCACTTCGATTCTTGCCGCCGTCGCTCTTACAGTCGGTGTTGCCAGTTCCGCGTCTGCTACCGTCTTTACCTATACGTCGAGTGGGACGATTTCCGGTGATTATAGTGACAGTTACGATTACTCAGGTATTTTCGGTGGAGGTAGCCTCTTCGGCAAGTCCTTCACGCTAACAACCAGTTTCGATACTAATAATAATTACGGCAACGAAAGTTATCCTAATCAGTACAGCAATTCCTATGGTTACGCTCCAATAAGCGTTTCGGTTAATGTAGATGGACATTCGTACTCAACCACTATCACCAATAACAATTGGGGCCAAGGTTACATTGCCAACGGCTTGAGTGCAGGAAACGTAGCAGGTTATTACCTCGACGAGGTATATACCTACGGCTATGGAAATGCCAATGACGGTTCGTACATTCAAATGCAGCAATACGCTTATGATTACTGGGACGCGTTTGTCGGATCCTCTAACTCTTTAGACATTAGTCGTACTATTGACCCGTCTAATTTTTACGTAAACTACGCATATTTCTACTTGTCAGATCCAACTGCCGGTAGCACTTACTTCAACACTTACGGTGGAACCGCATATGGCGTTAGCAGTGGCATTCAGTCGATTGTTATAAACGGTGGTAACGTGCCGGAACCAGAGACGCTCGCTCTGTTTGGCATTGGACTGCTTGGATTCGTGGCGACACGGCGCAGGGCGAAGAAGCAAGCTGCCTGACCAATCCACAGCCTATTCCAAGCCCCGCTCACCGCGGGGCTTTTGCATTTCTAGGGAAGGAAAACGGCTTTGCGGACGCAAGACTGAACTGCTGGCGCAGGCGCCGGCGGTGAAATGAAAACTTCGCCCCCGATCGGTCTGTATCGCGCTCAGTCCAGTTCCACCAATATTCTAAGCATCTGGACCGCTACCTTTTTATGCTTTTCATCCAAGCGGGTGAAGTTGTGCAACAGTGATGCTGTCAGTAGATCCGTTGCTTGTGGCTCTGGCGTCGGATTCTGCGCCGGGGTTCCAAACCTGAGCCATTCAGGCTCGACGTTGAGCATTTGTGCCAGCACACGAATTTTGTTTTGGGTGGGAATCGCCTGTCCTATCAGCCATTTGCGAGCCGCGTGGATACTGACACCTTCGGAACTAACACTATTGAAGAGCTCGGCAAGCCTGGTTGCACTATTACTTTGGAAACCCGCCGTTTCCAAGGCGACGCTGAGGCGTTCGCTGAATTGTTCACGTTCGACCTGATTATTCAT